GAGCGCAGTCCCTGCCATATTCTGCGCCATTTTATCATCCATATTAGCTAAAGCGGATACTGTAGCAACAAAGGCTTTTTGAGCTGATTCCCCGCCCTCAGCCATAGCTGTACCCATTAGTGTAGCGTCAAGCTGGAGCATCTTAAAGCCTGCGGCAGTAGCGTCAGATCCGTCCTGCGCCCGGATATTGAATTCTTTTATGCTGTCGCCAACCTTATCAAGGTTGAAAGCTCCGGCTTGAGCACCGGCGATTAAGATCCCCATCATCTGGTCAGCCGACATTCCCATGCTCGCGAACTGCGGACTGTACTCGTTCAAAGTGTCGAGCAATTCACCGGAATAATCGCCACCTTTTTGAAATCCCACAGTTATAAGGTCCAGTGCGCTGCTTGCATCAATACCAAAGTTTTTCATCATTGTGCCGGCTGCTTTTGTGCTATCCACTACATCAGCGCCAAACACATCAGCCAGAGTCAGGGCTCCCTGGGTGGCCATATCCAATTCATCTTCAGCCAAATCGCCTATGTTTTTTCTTACCGTAACCACTGCATCTGTGGCTTCACCGATGTTCTCGCCAAAAGCATTAACCCACACAGATTGTGCAACGGCTCCCAAGTCGGCGGCTTCATCAGCAGTTAAACCAAGAGACGCCTGGAGCTTACCTTGCGCGTTCTCGGCATCGATAGCGCCTTTGAGCATTATCCCGGCCGCGGCAGCTATCGGCGCCGTGAGACCGGCAGACATTTTCGTACCGATCTCTTGCGCTTTTTCACCTGTTTCCTGCAATGCCTTGGCGGCCTTTTTCAGCTTATCGGTTTGTTCGTCAATCCGCTTGTTGGTCTGTATGAACTCGCTCTCGAGCTTATTGAGAGCTCCGCGAGCATTGTTCAGCTGTATGGTGTATCCCTGAACCGTTGCGTTGTTCTTTTTGACCAGGTTTTCGGCGCTTTCGTATTGCTTGCTGAGTTGCTTGTATTCGGTTTCGAGCTTTTTGGCCGCCTCCGAATTGGCGCCGACTTCGTCCTTGCTTTCTTCCCACGCGGTTTTCGTAGCTTCAAGCCGCCCTTTTAAGTCCATCATTTTTTTGGAGTTGGCTTCGAGGGTGTCTTCGGATTTCCTCAGCTGCGTGGTATATTGCTGAATAATTTTCTTCTGGACGTTTATCTTTTCGCCCAGGGCCGCCGCGTGGGTCTTCTGTTTGTCGAGACTGTCTCCCCAATCTGCCACTCCGGCTATGCTGGACTTAAATTCACTGTCAATTACGCCGAGCTGCTGCTTGAGGTCCTTCACTCCCTGCTGAAAGGTTCCGTCCTGCATAGCTATCTCGACCGCTAGACCTCTTACGGAGTCGTCCGACATTAGTTACCCACCCCTTTCTTTAGAATAGTGCGTCTACGGTTGTCTCTGGCTCCCGCGTCTGTTCGTGCTCCCGGTTTTCCCGGTAGACGATCAGGTCCAATAAAAAGAAAAAGTCGCACTCGTCGATGTCGTGCATCGTCTGCCCTTCGGCCATGAGCCAGAGCCAGACCTCTTTGATTAAATCTCCCGGAGATACCTTTCGGCCGGTACCTCCGTTTACACGTTTGGGAGTCGGTCCAGCTTCTCCTCAATGCGGCCGAGCAGCAAACGCAAAAAATAAGAGAGCGTTGGCCATAATTCCTTCGCCTCTATGCCGTCGTAGAACTCGTCGACCGTAAACTGGCCGCCAAATAAATCAACGGTGTAGGTTACCAGGTCGTCCATGTCCTGGGTCCTGGGCTCAGTCATGCTGATTTTACCGATCAGCTCGTAGGCACGTCGGACCATGCGGCCTTTTGGCGCCGGCGCTATATATGTTTCCCCGTTCAGGGTAATTCGCATCTTAATCCTCCTCCGCTAAAAACCAAAGATCAAGAGAAGGGAGTCAACTCCCTTCTCTTAGGCTATACTCCGCTCCGTATTTAAGAAGCGGTTGTGAAGTTGGTGATCTCTGTTGCCTCCAAGGCATTGCCGGAAACGTCAGTTACGTTGGATGTACAAATTGCAATATAATCTGTGCCGGCAGTCAGGCTTGCTGTCGGGTCAAGGGTGACGATCTTGCTGGTTCCATCAACACTAAGCGCACCTGCAACCAAGGTGCCGTCCGAGGCTTTCACCAAGAAGAAATTGGAGGAAGTCACCTTGCTGGTATCAATGGCTTCATTGAATGTCCAGACAATGTTTGCGGTGATGACAACGTCATCGTCAGCATCCTCTGGCGAAACAGTTACAGTCGGCGGGGTGGTGTCAGCGCTTGGTACGGTGACCGAAGCAAACCACGTATCATCAATATCCACCGGACAGTTCGGGTCCGTGGTATCAACGTGGTACTCCCACATTTTGTTATTTTTCAAAGGTTGGAAGGCGCCGCTTATCTTAGGAGTCTGGTATTTAACTTTAACTTCCTGGCCCTCGATGCTATCGTCTGGAAGTTCAAAGGCGCCCTTATAAACTACTCCGTACCTGTATTCGCCGGCTGTTGAAAGTGGGGCCTTATAAAGTATGGCAACATACGGGGCCACATCATCACCTTTGGCGTAAACGCCACCTTCGGCGGCAGTATTCTGCCCTAGCACGACTACCCTTTGGGCGCTTGACAGATCCGCCAGTTCGATGTCAACATCGGCGCTGTCGAAGGTTGTCTTCTGATCCCAGAGCTGGTCCTCGGCGTATAACTTCTCAGTGCTCTGTTTGGGTTTAATGCCGAGCCGTTTAATGCCTTCATAGTAGACCGGGGTACCAAAAACTAAAGATTCCACTGTGTCTGTGGTCACCGGAGCGATATATGCTTTTTCAACACCTATAATTGGCATTCGTATCATCCCTTTCGTTTTGTAATTAGTTTGCGGCTACACAAACAAACCGGAGGGCCTTATGGTATATCTTGGTCTCCGGCTCATATAAATCCTGGGAGCCTGTCCGGGCAAAACCGGCGGCGATCATCGCGTCTTTAACCTGGCCGGCCAGCGTCGTATAATCCGACTTCGACCAGAGATTAACCTGGATATAGTACCCTGTTGCGATTTCCGCGTCTTCCGCCCATTCTTCACCTTGTTCGTTGTAGCAGAAAAACGTGATATAAGTCTGCGCCGTCCCGGTGTAAGCTTGGAAGGCCACCGGGACACCTAGATTTTCCAGGGCGTCTATGATCGTCTGGTTGTAGTTCATCTCAGTGCCTCCTCCAAGCCTTCTCGGATCCGGGCCAGAACTTCACGCTCGTTCCGTTCGAGCGCCGGTTGGATAAAAGGTCGGGCCGGCGTCTTGCTGTGACCGTATTCGACGTACCAAGCATATCCGGCGTCGCTGTCAACGTCTCCGACCTGGACGTAATGCCGGCCGTTATTACCCTTGGCAATTTTGATCTTGCCGATTTTCAGGCTACCTCGCAGCGTGCCGGTTCTGTCGTTAAACACCTTGGTGCTCTGCATATCCGCCAGCACAGGCTCGGCCGCTCTCTGCAGGATTTTCTCTTTGGCTTTCTCCACTTTGGTGGCCTGGCGTTCAAGCGCTTCGATCAGGTCGCTCATTCCTGTAAGTTCAATACTTACTCCCATCTTTACCACCTACCCTTGGGCGTAGCGCTGGACTTCAAGTTCGAGCTGTTGGTGCCGGTTGCCGACGTCATCGACGTTGGTAATCTCAAAAATCGGGTTCTGCTCCACCGGGATGGCCGGGTCGTCAATCCGGATCACGCGACAGGTCTGGTCAATACCGGGAAGGTACCACAGCCGAACGCGCGCCGGTTCCTTCGCTCCCGTGGCCGCTGCCCGGAAAGCCTCACCGCCGTATTTATTTTGCCAATCGCAGAGGACATCCTCATTGAGGATGTCCTCCCAGGTGTCTTCCGTGAACCCGTTTTCATTGGTCCCGGCGGTTTTTTGCTGTATGCGTATCGCTGTGGTCAACGCTCCAAATTTAAGCACGGCGGCGCCTCCGTTATACTAAAAGATACGCGTCGACTATGGTCCCGTTCAGCGCGCTGTTCAGGTCGATGGTGTTGCTTTCCAGGGCGCTGGCGCTTACCGCAACAGTCGGATCCGTGCCTTCCTTGACGTTGTTGATGTAGGTCATCCCTGTGATAACGGTGTTATGGGCCAACTTGTACGGCAGGCCGAGCTTGTCGTTCCAGCCGACGCTCACTTGGTCATAGGGTACGCCGGCTGTTATGTTGGCCGAAGCGCCAACAGTCACGGCGGTCGAGGGTGCGTCAACCATAGCGAGCAGCATGGTTCCATCATCGGCGGCGTCTGTTTTTGCGGTGATGTTGATCTCCGCGTCGGATCCGCTGACCGTGAAGAACCCGCCGACGTCTGCATCGGCGGTGAGCGCTGTTCTTATCTTTGCCGCGACCAGAGCAGTCGTGCTGTCGTCTGCGTCGACTGTGACATCGACAGCTTTCGGGCTGTTGGGCATGGCTGCTGCGGTGACCGTCACAACAATGACGCCTTCGGCATCCGCCTTATGGGTTACGCTGATTGTTTCCTTTTGGCAAACTGGCAGCACGCCGGCTGTAGTGTCGCCGGAGGCTCCAACAGTTACGCCGGTACCGTCTGCGCTTGTCAGCGCCATTTCCATTGTCGCATCATTGGCAATTTTTTCTTTCGCGGTGATGATGATTGCTGCATCCGCTCCGCTGACCGTAAAAAACCCGCCGACGTCGCTATCTGCGGTAAGGGCCGCGCGGATTTTAGTAGCTACCTCTGCCGCGGTATCGTCGTCGCCGGTGACGGCAACATTAACGGCTTTCGGGCTATTGTCCATACCTGCCGCTGTGACGGTAACTATGAGCGTGCCAGCTCCGCCGGATCCCGCGGTGACCGATATCGTTTCGACCTGGGCTACTCCAAGTACGCCGGCTGTTGTATTGCCAGATGCTCCGACGGTAACGCCGCAGGCCGGCGCGTCCACCATTGCCAGGGCCATTGTGCCGTCGTCGGCCGCGTAAGTCTTGGCGGTCAGCACTACATCAGCGTCGGCGCCTCCGACTGTGAAGAAGCCGCTGATATCCTCGTTAGCTGTAAGCGCGGCCCGGATTTTAGTGGCTACCTCAGCGACCAGGTTGTCTGTGGTCAGCAAGGAAACCATGACCGCTTTCGGGCTGTTTTCCATGCCTGCGGCTGTGACTGTGATCTCAACAAACCCGGCCTGGTCGCAGCCGTGCGTGACGGTTATGGTTTCAACTTGAGCCGCCGGGGTGTGGACCTGAACCGGCAGGCCCACGCTATCGACCTCTTTAAATGCCTTGTTGCCGTTTACGGTAGAGACTCCGTTTAAAGCGATTGTTTCGTCTATGGCGTCTCCATGGTAGTCCTTCCCGGAAATAACAACATCCCCGGTAATGCCGGAAACGTTTCCGACGATGCTTAGCCCTCTGGGAACGGCCGGGTCGGTTAGCCCGGAGGCTATAGCCTGGATTGCAGCTCCCAGGTTTGTGGCGGCCATTACTCCGGCCGCGCTGGCTGCCACCGCATTGGCGGCGGACACTTGGAAATGCGCCAGGAAGGCTCTGTCTAAGCTGACGCCACCGTCGGTCTTTATTTTTTGGCCCTTATTTGGATTGTAGGGAATCATGGCGGGGCTCCTCTCTTGAATTTATTTTGTGGTAAAACTCAACACGGTGTATTCCCTGGCCGGTCCGGCGTAGGATACCGCGCTTATGCAGATCGCGTATTTGGTGGCGGCCGCTAAAGGGGCCGCCGGTGTCAGGGTGAGTATTTTCCCAGTTACGTCCAGTTCCGCACCGCTAAAGGCGACCGTCTCCTGGGCGTCGTAAGTCTTCAGGGCTACCTGGTATTGTTTGATCCGGCTGTTAAACGTCAGGGCGGGTTGTACGTCCAGCTCGACCTCCGTGGCTCCGTCCGCCGGGTTGCCGGTTACGGTTATAACCGAACTCGCGAGAGCTAGTTGGCTGAGCAAAGTATAGAAGACGGGTGAGAATTTAACCGTCCCGCATTCCAAATTCCAGACGTCTGTCACCCCTAGCACAAGGACCCCAACAGCCAGATCGGTTGCCAGCATTTCGGCGGCTACGCCGGCGTTGGCCATGTATGCCTTCACCGCCAGTAGCTTTTGCGTCAGCACTCCGTCTTGTGCGGTGCTCGCTGCTGCAATGTTAAGCCCTTTTTTGCACTCGATAAGGAGTTCAGCGTCGGTCATTTAATTTACGCACCCTTCTTAACGATAACTACTCCGTTCGGGTCGATTAGTTTGCCGTCACAGATAAGGATAGCCTTGTCGACCCATTCGTTGGTGTCGTGGTCCAGATATCTAAACATGGTCATCTGCATATTGCTGTTGAGGCCGTAGTTCTTCAGGTTGCAATAAACCGCCACAACCTCGTCTTCCTCGGCGTCGTCGTAGGGGCTTATGACGTCATCCTCGACCATGATGACTTCTTTACCTCCAAAGCGTTCCTGGGGTCCGTCGGTGATACCGTAGTTCATACGGCCGACCGGCTGGCCGTTGGCATCAGCCATGCCGTCGATGTATCCTTCAAAGGTCCCGGAGGCCATGATGAAGGTGGCGCCGGCTTTATAGGCGAGTGGCATACGGGCAAAAACTTGTTTTTTCCATTGGTCCCAAGCCTGGAAATCATCAGAACCAAGTGTCACGATTTGAGCCGCCGGTACTCTGGTGTCCTGGGTAATACCGAGCATTTGGCCGCTGCCGCTGCCGCTGATTACGCCGATGTCCAGGCCCTGGATGTTGGCCTCAACGATCAGGTCGGTGATTGTGGTTTCGAAGCCGTCCAGGGTAGTTGTATCGGCAAGCAGGGAAACGGAAACCTTACACTCTAAGCCGTAGTAGCTGAAGGAAACGCTGGTATTGGCTGTGACCTTCTTCTTGTCGGAAGGAGTGCCTTCCCCGATCCAGGTGGCTGTGGGCTTCAGGGAAAGGATCGGTACCTGGACGCCGCCTTTGATATTCAGTTTACGGACTCGACCGAAAATCTGGCCGTATACGGTAACCTTCCGGATAACCTCCTTCAGGATCGTAGTCGGAATAACCGCGCTGACTTCGGNNTCGGAGGTAGTGGTCATTTGGTTAGCACGAAGCTCCGGAGTCATTTCGCCGTTCTGGGCGAACCGCATAAAGGCGGTTCTGTATTCGAGGGTTGCGTACGGATCTGCCGGTTCCAGGGCCCTTTGTTCTCCGCCGCCTGCGCCCATACCGTAGGAGGCTAAAATCCGCGAAGCGCCAATGCCAGGAGGCATAAAGCCTCTTTGTTCTGCGCCGTCGGCT